ATGGCAACCTTTATTAAGCGTAATGGGCGTTGGCGCGCTCAAATCAGAAAAAAAGGCGTTTCAAAATCTAGAACTTTTCGTACTAAATCAGAGGCGATCGTTTGGGCTAATAATATTGAGGCACAAATCGACACCGGTTTATATCTTGATGTGGTTGATGTGCCGTTTTATGCGGTGATTGACCGTTACATTGAAGAAGTGACACCACGAAAACGTGGGGCAAGAAAAGAGGCGCAAGTGCTTAGCCGTTTTCAGCGGTTGCCGGTCGCTCAAAAGTCGCTTAAAGATATTTCTGACGTTGATTTTATTCGCTGGCGTGATGACCGGCTTAAATCGGTTTCTCCGTCAACTGTTCGTCGTGAATGGTCGACATTAAGCAATATTTTCAATGTCGCTATCAATGAATGGAAACTGTTGCACGCCAACCCAATGAAAGGCATTAGAAAACCTGCCGCTGCCAAACCTCGTACTCGCCGTTATAGTCAAGCGGAAATCAAGGCGTTGCTTGATAATTCGGGCTTTTCATTTGATGAGGTGCCAACTACCGCCACGGCAAGAGTCGGTGCAGCGATTTTGTTCGCCATTGAAACGGCAATGCGTGCCGGTGAGATTGTCGGCTTAACCTGGAATAATGTTTATTTTGAAGACCGCATTGCACACCTGCCGCAAACGAAAAACGGCTGGTCGCGTGATGTGCCTCTTTCTAAAACGGCAATTGCTATTTTGCAACTGCTGAAACAGATGCGGCGTGATGATAGCGTTTTCCAGTTAAAATCCTCTCAATTAGATGCGTTATTCAGAAAATTAAAAAAACGGTTAATGATTGATGATTTGCATTTTCACGACACCCGGCGCGAGGCGTTGACTAGATTGGCGGAAAAAGTTGATGTGATGACGTTGGCAAAAATTTCGGGGCATCGTGATTTGTCTATTTTGCAAAACACCTATTATGCCCCTGATATGAAAAAGGTTTCGTTATTGCTAGATTAATGCTTCTCTATATGCTAATTTGGCGGCTGCCTTTTTCTTCGCTCTGCGTTTGGCAAAGGCAACCACTTCTCCAGCCATCCAACGTTGTCGTGGTTTTGGTTCTGGTTTTGTTTTCTGTTCTGATTTCGTTTCTTGCTCTGCTGTTAGCTTTGGCTCTGCTGTTAGCTTTGGCTCTGCTGTTGGTTTTGGCTCTTGCTCTGCTGTTGGTTTTGGCTCTTTCTTTTTCGGTGCCTTCACCTCTATTGCTTTTGGAAAATCCAGATCGCACAAAACTGCCCTATGAACGTGTTCTCGACTAAACTGGAAATAATCCGCTATGTTCTGCACTGTCCATAGTTCGGTACTGTTTTCATCCACCTCTTTTGAGCGGATTAAAAATTCTATCACTCGCAATTTGTCATCAAGCTTCTCTAATTTTTTCCAAATCATTTCATTAGTGATGGTTTGTTGATAGTTTTCTTCTTGCATTTTTTGCTCCTACTGTTGTATTAAAGTTAATCAATTCTTCTAAAAAGATACTTCTTCGCTGATATTTAGGCTGTTTTTGTGGCTTCTTGCCCATTCTCGCAAGCGTTGCTCACTGTCATTTTCTGAATTTGGTTGTAAATCAAACATTAATAACCGTTCATTTTTTAACTGAATGTATTGTTTTCGATTAATAATTAGCCTATTTCCCTCCATTAAGTAATTGATATGTGCATTTGTACAGTATCCTAAAAGCTGTTTTAGCTCATTTTTTAGTTTTTGTTCAATTTTTGGGCGGTTACAGTTACTGACACAAGTCCTAGGGCGAGCAAGCTCGCCATTGTTTAATTCGTGCCACGTGACAACGTCATTTTCTTCTATCACGTCTTGCACTTCTGCTGATGCGTCACTCTGCGCGCTGATTTGCTGCTCTTCTGCTGTTTTTTTGACGATGTGCCATCTTTTTGTTTTGGTGTAAACGATTTCCGGATTGACGACTTTTTTTGGATTTTCTTGCACGCCAACTACTTTTCTATAGGTTAACCCGTCTTCGTTTGGGTCGCTGTCAATGTAGTGCAGCACAATTTGTTGGTCTTTACGGCTTGCACCTGCACCACCTTGCAATTGCAACATTGAGGCAAAGTCGCCCACGTCGGCAATGGCTCTTCCTTTGTCAATCGTGTCATTCTCTTGTTTTTTGGTTAATTTGCGTAATTCACGCCACACGCCAATGCTTGCCACACCAAAAAATTGGAATTGACGAATTCCCCACATACTCGCCCACGCATTGGCGCGCTTGGCGTTGTCTTTAAAGGTGATGTTGGCTTCATCACTGATTGCGTCATCTGTGGCAAAGCCGTCTAAATTTTTTTGTAGATATTTCATTATGTAACCTACGGCGGAACGTTTCGGATTGCCGGTTTCAACTGCCATCACTTTAAAACGGTGTTTTTCTGCTCCTTTTTCGTCGCCATCTTCTGCAAAAGCTTTTTCTTTAAAAATGGTTAAGGCTTGTTCCGCTTGATACGGCTTGAAGTAAACCAATAAATGCCAATGCGGCGTGGCGTCGTGATGCGGTTCGGCAACACGCACGCCGCTCAAGCTAATATCGTGCTTTTTTAGTAGGGAGCGATATTGCGTCCATACACGGTTAAGATAGGCGTGCGTTTGTTTCGGGCTTGCGCCGTTATATTTTTTATTGTCTGCGCCGTTGATTTTTTTGGCGTGATATTTTGATGGGGCGGTCAAGGTGATGAAATAACCTTGTAAGCCGTTTTCTTCCGACCACTCTTCGATACCCTTAATCTGAACGGTCATCTCAATGCGGCGAATTTGTGGATTGCTGCAAGAACGCTGATACATACTTAACAAATCAGCACGTTCGTCCGGATCGTCAATGTTTTCTAACGCCATTGATTTTAGAAAATCAAAATTGCTTTTTTTGGCGGCTTTCCAGTCGGAAAAGCATTGGTTTGAAACATAAGGCGCGATTCTTTTTTGCACCTCTCCTGCAGCGATAGCGACGTGTTCAAGCTGTCTTCTGTGTTCTCGATATAGACGGCGTTTCCAGCGGTCTTCTTTGCTGATGGTGATCAAGGCTCTGTCTACCTGTTCCGGCTTTAACGTGCCGGTGCGGCGGTATTGTTCCCATTTTTGAATGGGCAAACCGATATTTTCCAGCACTTCACCGCAACGGTGATATAGTGCTAAAAAGATTTCGTTTTTTTGTTCGTTGCTGTAAGCCTCGTTTTTTTCGGCTTGTTCTTTGATGAATTGGTATTGCATATCGCTTAACTTTAACGCCAATAATGCCGCCAATTCGTCGAGGCGTTTTGGCGTGAGCAGAAAAAAGGGCAAGCGACTATCTCGCAACGCTTTTTCTTTTTTGGCGTGCTGTTTTGCCTGATCCGCTTGCTCTTGTTGATGCAATTCGTACAGTTCGTTTTGGTATTCTGCGTTGATTTCTGCCACTTGTTCCGGCGTTAAGCGTTCACGGCTGTTAAGCTGTTTTTCGTAACGTTGCCTTGCCGTTTGCAAGGCTTTTTGTTTAGCCTCTTCCATTGCCTGATCATATTCATAAGCAAAGCCTTTAGCGTCCAGCCAGTTTAAATTGATGTGATATTGTGATAACACCAACGCTAACCGATGTTCGACAAATTCTCGCAAGGTTTCGTTAGCGTGTTTGCGTTGTTTGTTGCCAACTTTATAGGCTATTGAACCGTCATCTTTAACAGATTTATATGCCTGCAAATACAGTTTGCGGAAATGTTCGCGCTGTTGTTGGCGCGGCAAGATTTCGATCCACTTTTCAACACTGTTCAAACTTTCCGGCGATAACAACATAATTTCTTGTTGTGCCGGGGTAAGGTGAGGTGCTGACAACGATCTCTGCGTTACTTTCGGCATAGCGTCCGCTATAACGGGCGATTGCTCGTTATGGCTTGGCTTTGCCTGCTCCTGCTGTCTGCACCCAAACATTGCATTACTCCTCTGATTGCAATCTTATGCGTTCATTTTTGAACTGTTCTGCTAATTCAATGAATTTGTTGATTTGTGCTTCCAGCGTATCTTCTGCCGTTGCTAACTCACCGGCGGTGAGGCTTAATAGCATTAGATTAGGGCTTTTAAATTCAGTGCTATGCACTTCTTTCCACATCCCTAAATTTAGATCCAGGCGGTAAATAGTTTGTTGATAACCGGTTGGCGTTGCTTCAATTTTGATGCGGTCTGTGCCGTCGATAAAAATAGCTTGCATTAGCACACCCTCTCGTTGTTTAAGGCGACAAGGGCTCTCTTCAAGGTTTGCAATCTGTTCAGCTCTTTGAGGTGATATAGTGTCGATTCCTGTGCTTGCTCGTCGTCAATATTTTGCATTACGTCTTCAAGCCAAAATTTCACAACGCTACGACGGTGATCAATAAGTCTATCGAGTTGTGGTAGGTTAATATGACAAAGCATTACGCGTGCCGGTTTACTATTGCCATATGCTAGGTTAATTTGTGTTTTCATCCTCTCACCTCATTTTGTGTTAATAAAACATTCTTAAATTTAAGTGTTGTGGGTATTTGTGGCGCAACCTTGACAACATTGCCACCGCTTCGCCAATGCGTTTACGCTCTTCCGGCTCAAACTCGGAAAGCAGCTCTCGTGTTGGTAAATCTGCCAAACTGCACAATAATGTTTTTTCGGCGTGGGAGTTGTGTTTGTAACAACACTCGACCAAATCGCCCGGTTCATCTAGCTTTTCTTGTCGTAACTTAGCAAAATAGCCGGTTACTATGGCTTTGTGTCTTGCCTCCGCTGTTTGTCCGCTTGTTTGTGGCAAGCGGAAAAATGGAGTGTATGTGGTTGAATTTGTTTGTGTCATTTCTCCACCCTGTTTGTTAACTTTGTTATACTTAACACTCCTCTTTTACACACACTAAGGAGCATTTATGCACATTTCAGAACTTAAAAATGAAGTTGCTTCACTTACCGTTGATAACCAATATCTTCAATATCAAATCTCGGCATATTTGTCGGTTATTACGATACTTCAAAAATCAATGACCTTTTCTCAAGAAAAGGACTTGAAAGCCTTTTATCAATATGTACGCGACCAGTACCTAAACAATTTCGACCTTGATGAAGATCAAGAAGAAAAGCTTGAAGTATTTCTTGACGTGCTTGAAGGGATTTTGTGCCCACCCCCAGGTCAATTAAGGTAAGAGAAAGGTTGTATTTTCCCTCTTGGTTCTGCACCAAACGAAAGCGTCCTGTAATGGGTAATTTTGCGAACTTGGTTGCTTTCTCCTTTCCATTTCGCACGCCCCCTTTCTTAATGTTAATCGCCTTTAATAAATCTCGCTTTGCGCTCTCAACTGCAAAGTGAGATTTTGCCCCCTCCACGCCATACTCTTCGATAAATTTAAAAACAATATTAACCACCTGAAGCGTTTCATCCGTTAATGAATGATTAAGCCAGTGTTCAATTAGTTGTTTATTGGTGTTTTCTTTCATTGCTTTGCTCCTAATTGTTTAAGTAACGTGCGGTAAATCCGCCATTTTGCGCATTCTCGTTCAATTTCTTTTTCAAACTCATCAAATTCATCAGGGCTGTTTCTTGCAACATGACAAGCAAGCAACGCTCCCTTGTAATACTCTTCTGAAAATTCTGAATCTAACCTTAATACTTTTCGGTATTTTTTTACCTGTGCTTGAATCGCCTTATATCGTTCGGCTCGCCCTTGAGCTTGTTTTCTGATGGCTCGCTCATCTTTTCTCTTGAAAAACATCACTTCCTCCACCCATCAGCCGACTTTAAAAAAATGCCGCGTGCGTTTAACGCCTCCTCCAACAGTACGTGCGTCATATTTGACACGGTGCGGCGTTCCTCTTCGGCAAGCTCTCCAACAGCGATGGTTAAAGGTTTAGTTAGGCGCACTACGGGCGTGCTTTTTTCTGGCTTTTCCATTGGAAATTCCCTCCTTTTGTGATATGTTGCTTTTTGATTTTATTGTTGCTTTCTGATCTAATAATTTTGATTATAGTCTAATTTTTTAGATTGTAAACATATTTTTTTGAGGTTTTTATGCAAAACTATGATGTATCTGCTTTATTCAAGCGTATGAAAGACGTGGCTAATGTGTCTGAAGATCAGGAGTTAGCTGAAGTTTTAGGGGTAACAAAAGGAACTTTTTCAAACTGGAGAAAAAAGGCGGAAACAATCAGATTTATCAATGTCTTTAATTTTGCCATAAATTATCAGGTTGATTTTTATTGGTTATTTACTGGCATAAAAAAAGAACAAGCCCTATCCACCCACGAAAAAATGGCACTGCTCGCCTTTAATGATTTAAACGAACGGCAAAAACTGAATGCGATTGCGTATATGACCGGATTGCATCAAGAAAGCGGAAAACAACCGGCGATTGTTCAGACTGCCAATGGTGATAGTAATAATTTGGTTGCTGAAATTAAAAATAAATAACTCAATCAGGTATTAGAAGGAGAAGATGTGATGAGCTGGATAATTGCCATATTGTTAATAGTTATAGCAATAATTTCCTATCGTTTTTTAGATAAAAAATTTGATATCACTAATAAACTCAAACAACTAGAGGAAGATTATAAATTAGAGCAATTAGAACGAACCCAGAAACAAAAAGAAAATAAAAAACATATATCAAAAAATAGGTCGACAATTACTTTTAGCTATAAAGATTCAGAAGGTTTTTTAACCAAACGAACAGTTGATATTTATTCCGTTGAAGATCCTTATATTAACGGTTTTTGCCACCTTAGAAACGAAGAGAGAACCTTTATTATTGATAGAATTGTTGGCAATGTTATCTATCAAGGAAAATCTTTATCTGTTCAAGAATGGTTAGATTTAGCTAATGTACGAATAAAAAGAAAACTAAAAAACACTAAGTTAAACGTTTGTTTCACGGGCTTTACCGAAAATCAACTAAGCAATCTTACAAAAATAGCAAATGAAAAAAATTTCAATGTTCGCAAGACTATAACTGATAGCTTGCATTTCTTAGTTGTTGGAAATAACGACATAGCAGATCATAAAAAAATAAAAAAAGCAGATGATGAACTTATTCTAATACTTACTGAACAACAGTTTTATCATATGTTAGAAACTGGGGAAATCCCAACCTCTTAAACACTGAATTAAAAAAGCGTTTATCTCACTAAATTTTAAAGGAGACTATAATGAAAAATTTAATTTCTTCTATCGTTAAAGAAGATGGCTATGATGAATTTTTGGCAGAAAAAGTTAAAAAGGCAATTGGTAACGCTGACTCCGGCAATGTGGTGAGCTTTGATGATTGGCTTGCTGATATTAATCAGTTTTCTGATAAGTTGATCATTGAGCTTGAGGAGGAAACCTTGCAAGAAGAGGCAATGCACTATGTCGGCTAAAAATTTGTTTATTACGCCGGATGCTGATGCGGATGTTCGTGCTATTTTAGCGGATGTGCAAGCCTACACCGGTTCGGCGTTAAGCATTCTCAAGCTGAAAAATGCCTTTATCGAAAAGTTTCGCCTTATTGCCGCATTCCCTCACGCCGGCAAGCAACGAAACGATAACACAAGAGAAATCTTTTGTCGTCATTATCGTATCGTTTACCGTGAATTTGATGACCGAGTTGAAATTTTGACGGTTATTCATTCACGGCGAAAGTATCCGCGATAATTAGCTATTAAGTTAGCCAATAAATCTCACTATAAAACCTCACGTAATTTATAATTTTATTTTATATTTCAATAACTTATCTTGTTTACTTCACTTCTTTGCTATTTCTTAAACTGAAAACTGCTGTAATTCACTGAAAAATTTTCAGTTAAGATCGTTTTAACGTGATCCGTTTCACGCCACGAACGACAAGCAACGGTGCAATGTTGCCAACTGAAACTTAACTGAAAAAACGTAAAAATTTATTATAAAAAACGAGGGTGAGCGAGTGAATTTTTCGTGCCGTACGTTTTGACGTGGAAAATTTTACGCAACAAAAAAGGGCTTACGCCCTTTTACATATGTTATTGTTTTTATTTATTATTTCTTGTTGGCCAACTATTCAATTATTGGTGTTAACTTCGCTTTCTCTGCTGCTGCTCTGCTTGACTGGCTTGCAAATGCTGACGACTGCGCCGGTGCAGAACCGCCGTGCGTGTGGCTGGCTGCGGTTGCGGCAACATCGGCGATAATCTGCAACGCTTCCTCTAAGATTCGATAAATATTCTGCCCCTCTGAACCAGCGTAAGACTTCGGTGCAACGTGGCGTATTTTTTCATCAGATATCATTTGCGCAAGCCCTTTAATTTTTTGATCTAGCGTACCACCTACGCCAACCATTTTATTGCTTGCCGTTACTTCTGTAATATTCCCTACAACTGATGTAGTAAAGTTTCCACCTACATCAACCGTTTTATCTGCGTCAATCTCGCTTGTGCTTGTACCAATCTGCTTTGTTTCGGTATCTGTCTTAATGACACGATTAAGCGATTTATCTGTTATTGTTTGATCGGTTTCACGTGTTTTATTACCAGCTGCGTCTGTACGTTCGTACACCTCCGGTCGTTGCTGTTTGAGCTGTTCGCCAATCGCTACCGCTGGAACAGTTTTATCTTGCGCCAACATTGTGCGCACAAACGGCTTATCCTGCCGTCCATAAGCAAATCCCAGTTCGACAATCGTCCCCACTTCCGGAAATGCAAAATCACCGCCCTGCGATCCCGTGCTCGTTACTGGTAACGGTACTGCAGAATAAACTCCAACTTTTTCATCATTGCCATTTTCATCTAGCAGTTGCACTTCTACCGCATACTTAGGGCGAAATGGATCAGATATATCACCGCCTGCACTTGCGTCCGCAACACCAACAATTCTTGCCAGCCGTGGCAAGTGATAACCACCTGCCAATTCTGGGAACTCCTTTTCTATCATATTGCGCCCTGGTGATTTCCGCTCTGGTTTTCCGTTGCTGTCGCTTTCTCGCCAATACAGAACCAACTCATCGCCGACTAATTCCGTTTTGCTGATCACTTGATTATTAATAATCGCACCCGGTCGGATTGCTGCATAAATTGGCAAAGTGATGGTATTGCTGCCACTTGCCAACATATCAGCACTATCAACGGTAACGGCTCTGCTTGCCCAACGGCTGTCGTTATGACTGCCAACATAAACCGAACCGTCCGGCGACTGCTGCCAAATGTATTTAGGAATATGAAACAAATCACCCAATTTATTAATTAACTGATAGCCCGACCCCGAATGAGTAAAATTCGGAATTGGCGTGGTCGCGTAAGATTGCGCCGGCGTTTTAACGGCTATCCCGGTCTGCTGTGTCACAAAAGCGCAAACATCGTTCAGCGTGGCGTGCCGAATAGAACAATTTAACGCACGCTCTAACTTAGCGGCGTTTTCCTTAATCAACAATTTTTTATAGCCCGGCTGCTCGTCCTGCTCTTGCTCGACAAAACCCTGCAAATATTGATAAAAATAATCATAAGTGCCGACCTTAATCGTAACCGGCTTGCCGACAAAATCACCCTCATCTGCGGCAATCACCACATAGCCACGCCCAGTGTTATTTAGTTCCAACACCACCATTAAATCGCTGATATGATACTCTTGCCCTGCTATCTGGCATTCTTTGATAATTTTCACCTATACCCCCAACTTTTCCAGCTGTCTATCAAGATCAGTTCTCAACGCATCATCACCGCTTTTATCTTTTCCGCTGCCATTTTGGCTCGCTTGTGCTTGCGTGGCGTTCTCTTCGGCTTGCACCTTCGTTGCCGGTTTCTTTTTACGTTTTTCTTTTTTCTCGCTGACGCTGTTGACCTCACGCAATTTAAAAGATACCTGCCACGCTAACAAATTAGGTTGCTCCACGGCGGAAATTTCCTCACTGAACTGCACTTCACGCATATTCACCGCTTCCGCACTGATAGCTGCAACCCGATATTTCACTTGTTCGCCTTTTTTATCGACGGCTTCGGCTAGATTAAACAGATCAGTAAGGTGCTGTTTGTCCCGATAAGCAATATTCCCCACCACATCAATTTCTTTTGCCTTTACGCCTTTATCTGTTTTTTTGGTGCTGGATTTCTGTCCGCTCATATCCTTTTCTTCACGGCGCATACTGACGGTAATAATGATATTTGACATATAGATCGGCTTGCCGTTTAGCGACAACTGCACCGACGGTCTGCGTCGTTGATTTAATAACCCCACCGAAAAACTCATATGATCATCCCTCTAATATTTGATAAATCCGCGCCTACATAAACAATCAACGCGGTAAAAATATATTCTGACGACGGCGCACCGCTATTTAATCTTAATGCGATTTGCTCCAAATCGCCTGTTTCGCAAAACGCATAAACCTGCGCTTTCGTTGATAACAATTTATCTAGCTTTTGTTTATTCTCCGCTTCTCGCTGCTGCTTTTTTTGTAATAAATTTTTTATCAACGTTGACGGATCGCCACGCACTGCCATTGCAACCGCATTAGCGTTGCGCATTATGCCGTTTAGCGTTTGAGCTGATTGTGGCGTAATGTCAGCACCCGGCGAAAAAGCCGGATAACCTACGGTTGGCGTTTTAACCATTTTTGTTGTTGCCAGATCTTTTTGTGATTTTGCATAATCGCAAGACTGTCTAAACACCGGATCAGGCAACAACACCGCTGCCTGCTCCAACTGCGCAATAAATGCATCAATATTTTGTGTTGTGATCATAATACCGACCACATCCACGCTGCCTGCCGGTCGGTTAGTGTCCGACTTGTCGACAAACTTATCAGCAATCGCCTTGATGGCGTTTTGCGGTGACAAATAGCGACCGTCTTTGGTTTTACTGCCGTGCGTCCAGTTATGCACGCCCAATTTTGTGCCGGCTACCGATAAATTTACCTGTTTCGCCTTGCCATTTTGTATCTGTTTTAATTTTTCCTTCACGTCTTGATTAAGTTGCAAGGTTGCCAATCGCCACATAATTCTCTCCTAAAAAATAAGCGGAAATAATCCGCTTATTATTAAAACTTATAAATCATATTATCTTGATAATTCACATTGCAATTTACCGTTACATTAATTTTTTGTTCAACCACATCAACAAAATGCTGATAATTTCGCTCCTTGTACTTTATTAAAAAATCAATATAACGATTGAATTCACTTCTTACAGAAGAAAACATAATAAATGGCGGTCTGATTAATCGCATTAATTCCAGAAAATCAATCAAATCAAAAAAGGTTTCTTTTTTATAGGCTGTCTGTTCAGTGCAGATATACGGTGGATCAAGTAAAAATAACACCTTTTCTTTGTGTCGGTGCTGATTGATTAAATCTTTAAAATCCATTCTTACGATATTTAACCCATCTAAATAATCGTCCGCAACTGGATAATCTCGCTTTGTCAAATTATTCCACAATGACTTTTCAAATAATGCCTCAAGGCTTTTAACATCGTTGCCACTAAATAACAACCAGCTGGTCAACGCCTTAATATCTTTATAACCATCAAAACGGCGAATAATATCAATAATTTCTTTTTTCTTTTCGTTTGATAATCTCGCTCCCGGCTTAACATCAATTAAACAGTGTGCAAGTTGTTGCCGTAATTGATTGGTCTGTTTAATATTTGCCAATCTTTCTGCATAATTATCATAATCGTTAAAAATAACCGTGCTTTTTGGGCAAATATCTTTTGCGTTTCTGGCTAATAAACCCGAACCACCAAACACATCAACAATTGTCCAACCTTCGCCTTCATTATCAATATTTTCTATTAATGCCTTTTCAACCAGTTTTAAAAAATTCCGTTTTTGTCCAGTAAATGGTAACGGCGCTTTTGTGTATCGTTTACGCACTGAACCTCTCCTTTTATTGTTATTATTATTTTTAGCAATGCGATTAAATTAAAAATTAAATCACCTCAAAATCCTCTGGATACTGTCGCCGTTTCAGCTCGCTTTCGTATGCCGTTTGGCAATGTGTCGGATCACGAAACAAGCCATTGACAAAGCGAAACCAAAAACGCCACCGCTTTTTCGGCTTATCCGCAAGCACCGCACGGCGGTAGCAACGGCTGGAAAAGGTTTCATCCGCCCCACCGCCGGTTAAAGCGTTGCAAAGCTGGTCAATCGCAATCAACACGTGATAGCACCAACGCTTACTCTTCTGTTTTAGCTGCTTTAGTTTGTTGTTCATTCTGATATTCCTCAAAGGTTTGCGACCAGCCAATTGACCAGTCATACTCAAGCGGTTTTTCGGCTTGTTCTAACAAAATTTTGTGCATATAGGCATTTTCAAACATACTTTCTTTCAGCTTCGCCGCCGCATTCCACACCGCTTTAAATTTGTCAAAATCCAACGGTTGCGCCGTGTTGTCTGCGCAAATCAGGGTAAAAATGCGTGGTTCGCCGTTAGCCTCTTGCGTACCGTTTAAATCAAAATCGGCTTTGATTTCGACCAGTGTCGCACGCCCTTTTTCGTCTGTATCGACCCATTTGCCGATTTCTGGCACATAAACACCGCCGTTTACGCACGCATCGCGTTTGGTGCTGATTTGCGTGCGGATTTGGTTTCGTTGTTGGGCAAGCAATTCGGCTTGCTTATCCTCATCAATCACCCATTTTTCGCCGCCCCATTTGCAGGGGGTATCCAACGGCTTAAGTGCGGTGAGATTTTGTGGGATTTCCCCTAGCTCGTTGATGATGATTGCCTCGCCCGTTGTGGTGTTATAATAGGTTTGCCTGCGATAATCAGGCACATATTCCCACTGCAAACCATCTTGGCTACGCACAATGGCAAAATGTGCTTTGGGTGCAGGTGGCGCATCTAAATACGCCCCAGCTGACAAGCCTGTCCCCTCTGCTACAAACTCTTGTGCGCTGTGACTGTAAATCCCTTGATTATCTGCGACATAAACTGTTACCTCACCCGATACAAGGGCAAAACCATCATTAAATTGGATTGTCATTATTACCTCTTAAGCTGCTAAACAAATGTATTGATATGCAATATTGCGGGGGCGATTTTCGCTCGCTGTTGGCACAACACGAGATACATCAAAATATGCTGTAGACCTACCTGCACCATCTCCAGCAGCACGCCCACCAGAAGAATAAGACGAAGAAAAAGCACCGCTTGCTCCAATACTACCCTCTGATGTTATGTTATTTATTGACCCCGTAATATTACGGATTGCATCTCCTTGATTGCTTAGTAACGAGCGCCCACTATCCACCCCACGCCCATTATCCCAACCCCGGATAAACTCACCACGCAAATCAGGCAATCGCCCACTTGGATAGCGTTGTGCAAGGATTGAGTAACAGGATTTGTCAAAAGCTTGTCCTTGCATTGCCAAAAAGCCTGCAGGTACAGCGGATTGCATCCAAGGCAAAGGCACGCCAACCAACCAAGGAATAGGCAAGCTTTCTGATAGCTTTTTGCCTGTAAGACCTTCGGTGATGTCTTTTGCAACACTAAGTCCAGATTTATTGATGGACGCCAACCAACCATCAACAGCATTACCGCCAAGGTGAAGCGAACCATTGTTGTTAAATCCAATTGCACATTGACTATTACCAATAAGGGCGTCTAAATTTGAATCTATTTCCAGTAAAACGCTCCAGTACCAATCATTAATTTTATATTTCTTTGAGCCTTGCTTTAAATAGAGTGTGCCGGTCACCGTATCGCCTGTTTTGGCGACGCGGTTGTTGGCATTGTTGTCGGCGTTGTTTGCCGTACTTTGTGCCTCAACCGCCTTGTCATAGGCGGTTTTTGCTGCAGCACTGGTCGCTACTGTCTTTTCGCTGGTTGATGACACCGAACTTGATTTTTTACTCTCCGCAATATACGGCGGAGCGTTATCTGTTAAGCGCCTATCTGTAATTGCGCCGTTACTCGCAATATCTGCGATAATTTGCACATAGTGCTGGTAGCCATCCGATCCAACATAATCATTTTTACTTTGCGTTAAATATTTAATTTCGGTCTGATATGCACCGGTAACTGTGGCGTGATGGCAAATATCAACATAAACCGAGGCTGGTAACGTTGGCACGGTAACTTCTGCCGTCCGTTTAATTTCTGCCCTCACACCCTCAATATAAGCGTACCCACTATCTAGCGTGTAGACATTGCCGCTTTTACGTTTCAGCAAAAAGGCATTATCAAAAAAGACGGCTCGACCGTATAAGTCCCGATTTGTTAGACGGATTTTTTCATCAATGCCGCTTAATCGCATTGTAAAATCAATTTGCCACGTTTCAGCGCTAACCGATACATTCGCTAATTCTTGCGCACGTGGAAATTCAAGCAATACGCTGCGTGTAATGCTGTTGCCCTGTTTCTGCTCTCTGTTTTTGACTTTTGAGGTTAAGCCGGAAAAAATACCGCAAGCTAATAAATTTTGTGATTTATTAACTAAGCCAACCCAGTTAAAGTCAAAATCACCGATTTCTGTGCCAACGGTGACAGAATAAACAATCGCATTTTCATTCAGCGCACCGATTTGCGACACTGCTTGTCTATGTACTATTTGATTTGCTTGCGGTATTGTCAAATAACTATCTAAATTGTCATCATTCAACCCCGAGATATTGGCAAAAATAAACTCGTCAAAAACCACTGGAGTATGATTGACAACTGAATCTCTAATATAAGTTTCAAATGCTTGTGTTAGCTTGCTCGCCATAACTCACCTTATTATTGTTATTTTGGTATATAGCACACATAATCGTGATCAAAACTTCTTGCCGATAAATGCAGCGGTAATTTTGTAATCACTTCATAAGTATATCTGCGGCACGTTCTGCCGTATTTTCTAATAATTAAATTGAGTAACTCTCTGTTATGTGCCATTTGCGAGTCACTTAAAATAATTTTAATGACATCCCAATTTTCTGCGTCGAAACGCTCTTCAATCTCCACATAACCGATACCTAGCCGTTCAAATATACGGATAAATCCTGCTTTACTTCCTGCATCTTGCGCATTAATAAACGCATATTTCACACGCTTGCGAAACAGTGCTAACGGCTCATTCTCGAAACGCTCAACATCTCTCGCATAAGCAATTAAGTTAAGCATTGTTTCACTGCAATTCTCTTCATCAAGCAACTTTAGCGGTAAATCAATCATTTTTTTAATTGATAAATTCCACCATTTGCCAAAAAGATCGGCGATTTGCCTAACGGCAGCACCATCCATCCAAAACGGTAATTTAATATTCATTAATTACCCCCCCCCCCGCTCTTCTTTTACGGTCAGCGATTGGATCCTAGGTACACTAATATCACTTTCAATGTCTTGCTGCTCCCAAATTAGCGAACCAATTTCCGGGCAAAGTTGATGGATCTCTTCACCCAGCAATGACCAGCTAAACCGGCGATAAGGATAGGTTTTGGTTACCTCAAAATTATTATTTTCACGAAATGCACAACGGATAATATCTTCAACGCGTTTTAATGTTTCCGCCTTTTGCGCATTAGATAAATTAAAGTTGTTATAAAAATAAACCCGACAAACAATGTTATGTTTGGTTTCCGGCATTGCATAGCACACTAAATCGTCGCCGTGCCCGTGCCAACCGTCATCTCTAATATGCTTGTTAACCTTATCAATAAACGGTTGACTTGCTACACCGGTATCTAGCAACAAATACATATTTGCTGTACCCGGGCCACGTGGCGCATCGTGTTTAAAATAGATGCGGTCAACCGATATACCGGCAATTTCTGCCGCCATTGCTCTATAAACGCTGTCAATATGATGCTTGCCACTGGCAACAAATTGATTGCGACAACGCATTCTTAATTCATCATCGGTTTCCTTGTCTGCACCCGGCGTGATTAACCAATCTTCGCCATTTTCGACGTTAACCACGCCGTTAATTTGTTCCGCTAAAATGCGATAATAACCGGCTGCCAAGTTGTAGCTTGTGCCGGCTTGCTCCGCAATGACCGGCACTTTTCCGGATAAATGCCCTTTTGGAATAACGGTATCTTCGGTGACAACCAGCTTAAAAACGACATCATTAATGCGTTCGGTCTGCACCACGGTGCCGGCTTTAATCGTAATTGGTGTTAAATCGCTTTGTTTAGTAAATGTGATCACGCCTTGCGCTTTTGTCGCCTGTTTAAAATCAAGTCCCACACTCCACGCCATCATTCTCAACCAAGCGCCCTGTGCAGTACGCAAAAATAAATTAGGCAAAATGTTATTAATCAGTTCATCAGTAAGCCATTTCACCGGCTGAACGGCGATAGCAGTCACCAAACGCCAAAATGGCGACATTCTGCTGGTATTGGTAATTAAATTTTCTTCTGCAGTAATGCGTTCAAACTGTTGTCTAATTTCCGTTTCCTGCGTCGGCAATCCCGATTCTCTTAAAATCTGCTCAAAGTTATTCATCAAGACTTACCCCTAATTCAATCGAGCCAAAATCGTATGTTTCTGCGGTAATAAACAAGCGATTTAAACTTTCTTCAGTAATAAATATCGTACCCGGTACTAATCGCTCATCTTCTTCAATTAAAAATGTCATTTGTAAGATAATATCTCGCCGTAAAATGCGGCTACGCTCTGCAATCAAGGCGGTAACCAATCCACTTTCTCTCAATGCGTGTTTAATATCCTGCGCAATTGAAATGCGGTTATTGCACAAAATCGGCACGTTACCGCTGTCCAGCGTTAAATCGTCATTAGTGATTAAAAGGTCGAAATATTTATCAGCCATATCCTGCCCCTAAAGCCTGCTTATCTTGCTGTTGTTGCATTTCACGTCGCCACCTGTCCGGATTATCTGATTTTATCTCCATCTTCTGGATCACCATTGAGTGGCTCACGTTTTTATTTTGCGTCATCGCGGTTGAAATCAAACCTTGCGTAGTTGTGTTAATCTGCGGTCTGGCATTAGGCTTAACGCTCTCATCAAGCTGTAAATTGCTGTTTTTGGTCGCTGTTACATTTGATGAGGTAATGTTGTTTTTGGTCTCCAGAACCGACGACTCTACTTTGATTTCCGGAATTTTAATGCCAATATAATCGCCTACTTTATTGACTTGTCGAATAATCCAATTAAGTGAGTCAAAAAACATCTTTTTAACGCCTTTCCAAACATCACCAAAAATATTAGTAATGCCCTGCGCCAATGCACCAAAAATTTGCATAGCGTCGCCAGCCTCCCAGCCGGCAACCACACCGTCCCACATTGCCAACAAGTCATCCGCTACATTGCCAAATATCTCAACAACGTTTAAAAATTGCGTTGCCAATAACTCGACAAACCCGGCAACAATTTCCAACCCTGTACCAAGTACATTGCCAATCACCATCCCAATTTGCACAAATCGCCCAGCTTCTGCACTGCTTGCACGCATTCCGCCGGTGATACGGCTAAAAATTGCGGCAATCTTGCCAATAGCCGTTTTAAAGATAGCAAACGCATTGGATAATGGTTGCAATCTGTCGCTAATGCTACCGAAACCGATTTTGATACCATCCCAAACGGCAGCCAGTTGTGATTTGAATTTATACGCCAACACGGCAACACCACCGATAAGCAGTGCCACCATTGATAACGGGCTAAACAGTGCCATCACTGCCACACGCAAATAGGTAAACGGATTAAGCAAACGAAACGCCACACTAAATAAGCCGGAAAATAAACCTTTCGCCATATTTAACGGTTTAGCGAGTAAATTAATGCCTGACCCAACACCGGTAAACATTGATTTAAGCGATATTCCATTGCCTAAAATGGATTTAAACAGATCCGGCAACAATGCCAAACGCCAACGCAAACCGTTAAAACCGGATACTGCGCTGCCCCACATTGAGGTAAAAGCATTTTTTAGTAAATCCGCCCATTTTTGCGTGGTTTTGATTGGCTGCACTGGTGCAGCAAAGGCGTTAATCAGCGTTTTACCCAAACCAACACCGCTTGCACCAACGCCGGAAATTGCACCACGCAAACCGGTAATTGGCAACAATGCCCCTTTCGCACCTACACCCATCAACTTAAACGCCCCGACCAATAGCATTAATGACGCTCCGGCACCTGCCAGTGCTGTGATACCGATACCAATAAAGCCGATCAGTCTTGCGATATACTTGTTAGCATTCAGCCAGTCGACCGCATATTTGCCCATATCAGCAATTTTATCGGCAAGCGGTTCAATCTTTTTCAGCACCTGCCCACCGATACTGTCTTTAATGTTAACCATAACGGCACTAAGTCGTTGCCACGGATCAGTCATCGCTTGCGCCATTTTCTGCAAATCTGCCGTGCCACTAACATTGCGTAAATCTTTAATATTGCCGGTAAGGTTTCGGACTTGTGGCAATAACAATTTAATCAAGGCGACCGCTTCATCGCTGCCGAACGCCTTTTTTAACTCTCCAGCTTCCGCAACATCTAGCACATCGCCATACTTACCCTTAATTTTGTTAAGGATACTGACCATATCCAACATTCTTCCGTTGCTGTCGGTAAAGGTTAATCCCAACGCCTTTTGTGCTCCGCCCACACCGGCTAAAAAAGCCTTATATTTTGTACCTGCTTCGCTACCACTCATTGTTGCCTGCAATGCACCAAGCACTGCAAATTGTTCCGCTGCTTCAATGCCTGCTGATTTTGCTGCTGCGCCAACGGCGGTAAAAGCACCGCTCATACCGTCGCCCGTTGTCTTAAACATTTTCACTGCCAACGCGGTTTGTCCGGCAATTTTCTCTACCCAGTCGGATTTGCCAATTTTTGCCGCTTCGTCCGCAAAAATGCCGTACATCGTGCCCATATAGTTGGTGATGGTTGCCGCTGTGGATTTCGTACCTTTCGCCAATAAATTAGATGCGGCGGTGAATGCAGATAACTCATCGCCGTTTAAGCCGGCGATTGCGGATTGAATATCGTAAGCCGAGCGCACAAATTCTGCTGCTGCGCCACCAAAAGAAGAGGTGAAAGAAAGGGCTTTGTTTTTCAGTTGCTCCAACGATTGCTCTGCCACGCCAAGCGATTTCACTTCACCTAACGCGCGTGAGGTTTCAAGCGCCGGTTGCAAACCACTGGCAATCGAATAACCGGCAGCAACAATACCGGCAGCGCCTGCAGCAATATTCCCCATTGCCGCCTTGCCTCTGCCTGCAAGCGCATCAATCTGCCCCATAATGCCTTTAATTGGTGCAGTCATCTGATCATTAAGTTTTAAAATATACTCAAGACCGGCTATTCCCAACGCCATAACATTACCCTTAACGACATCTCGACGAAACGCATTTCGTCGAGATAAACACGACTAAAAACATTTACTAATACCGACTGCCACGGCATCGGATAAATTCTCAAAAAATTGCTTGTTCAGCCATACTGCCCGAGCGAGATTGATTTCTGAATTATCGGCTTGCGGCAAATAGTGCATTCTTAACGCTATCGCCTGTGAATAGCCGTTTTTCTCAATCGACCTCACTCGTTCAGTTAGTTTTTTACCGCGATTTCAATTTCCGGCACAAAAATAGCGTTGAGCTTTTCGACAAGCTGCACCGCTAGCCCCGGCACATTAATAATTGTCAATAAATCCGCTTTACTTTCACTATCAACAATTTGCAATAAATAATCTTTTACCGGTGTAATTTTGTTTTCTTTTGTGATTTCGTTAAATAAGGCATCAATCGCCGCATTATCACGATTAAATACCAACTCAACACCGCCAATATTAACGGTTACGCGCTCTTTGCCGGTAAGCTCTTCCAGTAACTGCTGTGCTGTTTTAGTTTTCATTGTTGTCTCCTTTATTATGTATATTTATACAGTGTTTTAATTGTTGATATGCCGTTACACAAATATCGGTTTGAGCCAGTGATTTATGTAACGCCATTACTAAATCTTTATTTGTTGTGATATTTACCGCAATTTGCTGACAAGCTACCGTTGTCGGGCAAAGTAGCGGTTGTTTAATTAATTTTATTTCGGTTGTTGAGCAAGCGACTAACATCGCCAGGCACACGCTCATCACTCCAATTTTTATTACTTTCCAACGCTTCATTGATCGCCTTTTCTTGCTGTTGTGCTGCTTGTTGCATTTCACTGACTTTATCTATCAATAATTGCTGTTGCTGCTGATAAATTTCCGCTTGTCGCTGCAACATTAAAATTTGTTGTTGATGTTCTTGCTTTATTTTCGCAATCTCTGCCGTTTTCTGTTTTTCAATCGCAGCGATTTGCTTTTGCTTGTCTACCACACCCCAAATAGACACCACTGCGTAAAGCAACACAACCACAAACACTGCGGCGTGATTTTTTAATAGCCTGATAAACATAATTTACGTTCCCGATCACGTCGCTGCATTAAACCGTTCGACTTTTTGCCGCCGACATAAACCCACCTTAAAAACTGATCACACATTTTTGGCGTGTAACCACTGTTTGCCATCTCGTACAAGGTTGATTTGCGCATCGCACTGCAACCGACATTAAAGGTGATGGAAACCAACGCATCAAACGCCCCTTGTGGCATTTTTTTGCCGTTTGCGTAACGATTGACACACGTTTCCGCCTGTTTAATATCCTGCTTCCATCTGTTGGCAATCTCCTGCAAGCTGTATTGTCGCTGTTCAATCGCTTGACCGCTTAACTCACTGCTGCCAATACCAACCGTCAACACATTAGCGGAACAGTAATAAGGTTGTGTTCTGCACCCCTCTGCATTGCCGATTAATTCCAATCCGGCTGCACTTGTTCTTAACTCATCACCACTATTTAGCAACAAAATAGCAATCACTGCCGCCACTGAACAGACACTGCCTGCCGCTTTTTTTAACATTTAACCGACTCCGCTTTGCTTTCCGCTTCCGCAAGTCGCACATTCAATTCAAGGCGACGCAATTCGTACTCTTTTTGTTTATAATGCCAAGTGATCAACAAGGTGCAAAAACCAAACAAAATCCCAAACACCGCTGCCCATTCGTGTAAGCTCAAACCGCTCACAAGTGCCACTGCTGACCCCAAATAAGAAACCCCATCAAATTTATTCATACATCCCCCCCAAACCAAAATTAGGCGAACAAGACCCTCTTCTGCTTATAATTATTCTTCTGTTAATGCCGGTCTGTCGCCTAAAGCTGTTTACCCGATTAAATCTCGAGTGTCGTATTCGGATAAATACGGAATACCGTTAATACGCACAAAGTCCGGGCTAGTGACAAAAAATTTCACTTTTGTGGTATGTTTTTGCCCACCTTTAAAATCCACATTTAAAATATCGGTCGGCAACAACTTACACTCAAACGCCTCCACTTTTAAACGTTCACCGCCGCGACTGGCAAAAAAGACCAAATCCACCGTTGGAATATCTCGATACGATCCTGCCACTGCTGCCGCTGCTGATAACTTGCCAAAATTTTTCGCATCCAGCTCAATTTCGCCTTCACCTTTAACGTCGCCATCAACAAAGCCATCGGGAATGCCGCGCGTTTGTGCTACGTCTGAACTGTCGCTAATATTTAAACTGACTGATTCGGCGTGAACTGGAATACCAAGCACGAAAAAATCAACGTTCATTCCTGAAATTCTTGCACCCATCTATTAATCCCCCAATGTTTCTAAATCTAAGAAAATATTGACCACAATCTCTTTCGGGCAATCATACGGTCGGATTTTCATATAAATCTCAACTTTCACCTTGCTCTTCCAAACGATAGTGATAGCATCATCTTTCGGTGGCATACATTCGCCCGGGAATTGTTTGCCTGCTACTTCTGCGCCTTTGCTCATATCGCGGAGCGGTTTTGCAAAATAATTTTTATGATATTCTGTGCTTGCGGCGGTTGAGTTAAACGACCGATCCGCAATTTTCGCGATTGCCAACAAGCGCACTTTTCGTGCTGCTTTATCCGCAATACGCACATATTCGATTACTTGATAATCTCCGCCTTCCACGTCTAATGTGCGACCATCTGACCAGTAGTAGCCGTCATAATCCGGATACCACATAAAAGTAGAGTAACGTGCCTGCTCCAACGCTTTTAAATGTGCAATACTAATTTCCGCACCGTCTTTATCTTTTGGTTTATCGTTGCCAATATTGACTAATGCCCCTGTTTGTACACGCGCTGGGCTGTCGGCAATGGTTACCGCTGAATTAGCGAGTCGTCCAGCCAACGCACCAACATCATTACCCATTAAATTCGGCACTAACATCACGTGATCAGCAACCACTGTTTTTTGCAACTCTGTCAAACGGGACACATATTGATCCCACGTTTCGCCGTTGCTGGAGTCAGTGCTGCAACCATCCAACGCTTGAATAAAAAACGTTCTGCGACTGTAAGTCATCAACAATTCACGCGACAGCGTTTGTAATGCGTTAATTGCTGCTTTATCAATGCCGGTTGTGTAAGTATTAACAACATACTCAAAACTAGACACCGTCTGTGCATTTCGCACAATTTGCGCAAAGTCATAGCTTGACTCATCTGCAATATAGACGTGCGCAAACCAATCCGTGTTGGCATTCACCATCGCTGTGTAAACCTGTTTTTTTAGTGCAGTATCACTTGCACCAAAAATTTCATTAAAATCACTGTCCGGCGTTACTGCCAACAACTTACCTTTATTTTTTGAGCCAACGCCAACAAACAATGCGTGCCGCTCAATCTCTTTTGTTTCGCCGCTTAATAAATTAAGCGTGTTAATCGTTGCTGATGGAAATGTCATATTTTGCCCCTTTTTTGTTGTTCTAAATTTTCAGCACTTTTTCAACCACTTCCGTTAGAATTTCCGCATTGTGTTGCGTATCGGTATTTAATGCCGGTCGTGCCGGCGTGCCTTTCTTATCGCCTTCATTTTTATTCTTTAAAATTCTTGCAATTAAACCGGCTTGACCTTTGGTTAGTCTCGCCTGAATGCTTTTTATTGACGGGGATACTTCCTTCCCCTTTTTGTTCTTTATTTTGTAACCTAAACTTTTCAATTTTCTGGCTTGTGCTGTCGAACAAGGATCGCTCTGACTAGCTAACTGCCTTCTTAATTTCTCTAACGTCCGAGCATTAACACTAACCGTCATCTCTTGTCCATAATGCTGCACAACTGAAATTAATTGATTTTTCTTACCTCTATAGCCCAGCTTTGCCTCATTGCCATCATTCTTGATAATATTGAGCAATGTTCCTCGCCTACGGTACATCTTTTTGTTGCTGCCGCTGCGACGTTCCGCCCATTTTTTACCGTCCGGCGTTTCTTGCTTTTTGATATGCTCTTTAGCTTCATCCTTTATTTGCTTTAACGCCATTTTTAATAGCTTTGTTTTTTTCTCTTTCGGCAAGCTCAATAATTTAACTGTTCGCTTTAGGCTTTTTATTGACTCTGCGGTTAATCCCACCTTTTCAGTCATCAATCACCTCAACCTCTTCAGCGATATAAATCTCAATTGGATTAATGCGATAACTTATGCCATCAATCATCAAGGTATCTTTTGCCGGTTTTGTCGCTGTTGCCGTAATCGGCTCTTGAAACTCCACGATAAACGTCAAATCAGCGGTATCATCATCATAAATATCCACATCAAAATCGGTATCGGCAAAATCCAGCTGATAACGCAACTCATCATTCTCATTCAGCCAAAGCTGAATGTGCGCCATTATTTCGGCGACATTGATTTGATTAAATGGCAATTCATTAAATAAGAACGTGGCTTTATAGCGGATATGCGCAATCTCTACGCCCTCATCAGTCACGTTTTTCCCCTGATCAATCAGCGTGCCGCTTTCTATCCACGCTAATAAATTTTTACGGTATCTTATCGGCAACTGTTGCTGTAAAAAGCCGAGTAATCGTTGATATAACATTAAATTAGCCATACACCGCTCCGCTTTTTGCCTTTGATTGCTCTGACCGCCATTGCCGCTTCTGTTAACAAGGTTTTGCGCTCCTGCACTAAATCCCGATTTTCGTGCACCTCTCTTGCTGATAGCGTCATAAACTCTGGTAACAAATCCGCTTTTGCACGTGCAAATACGGCTTTTTTGTACTGTATTTGTAAAAAGTTATCGCCATCAAATCTCACGCCGCCAACGTTTTCGACATAGGCATAACCGTCTGATTGATATTTTTCTACAACGTCTGCAAGCTCAATTTCCATTTCTTGCATTGCTTGCACCAACGCCGCACGCACCATTTCTAAAGGTATTTGAATCGGTATCGCACGTTGCCGTTGAAACTCTGCAATATTGATATTCCCCCAAAATCCAGTGCTTTCGATTATTTCGTCTTGATATTCGGTTACATTGCCGTTTAGCATTGCTCACCTCGATTAAGGTGCGCCGCACGCAACTTTGCAATAGCGTCATAAAATGTAATTTGCGACACTAAAGCCGTTGGATTGGCGCCTGGTGAGAGTTTTTTAATTCGCATTTCAATCCGATCAATCAACGAATTTACGCCGCATTTCTGATGGATACGTCTTGCACACATTAAAAAATAAAGGGCAACCACCAATACGTCTAAATCATCAATTGAGGCGGCGTGAACTTTGCCGTTTTCCGTCCTGATTAAAATAGATGCCGCCAACTTGTACCATTTAGCGGTCACGATTTCGTGCAACCGCCACGTCTGCGCCACTTTTTCAAAAGTTTGGCTAAAATATGGCTCCACGCTCTGCGAAGTTGCTGCCAAGTTATCCGCCCAACTAAACACTTGATCAGCAACAAACGTCGGCAAGTTGCTTTTAAATCTATCCGGCATTGCCTGATTTTCGGCAATGGCTCGTTCGGCAAGTTGTAAAGCGTGAGCAATATTGCCAACATCAAACAGATAGACAATACAATAGACAAGTACGTCATTTTGATACTGCTCTCCTTTTTGCAAATATTCATCAACAAACGGCAACCACTTCGGCAAGAAATGGTTGCGCTTGTACTCCGCTCGCTCTGCCAGGCTTGAGATTTCGCGGATACGTGCAATATCATTATTTAAAGCAATCTCCAACACCTGCGTGGTTGCATTGCTGTTTTTAACTGCCTGATGCACCTTATCCGGCGATTGCTGCTCCAACGCCTTTAACGCCAGAACTCGCTTTTGATAGTCACGAAACCCCATTAGCCACCTCAATCAGTTAGTCATCTTCGCCCGGTAATTTGACGTTCCCGAATTCGATTGCGGTAAATAAGCCGGCATCTTCAACCACATAGCCTTCGTTGCGGTAATAGCTGTCAATAACACCTTTTCTGTCCTCGTCATTGCGGTACGAACGGCGCACACTGCTATCCTGCACATAAATAGACAAGTTGGATAATGTTGTCACTACTGCACCACGTGCCGGGAAATTCGGTGGCACAATGCCGCGCATACCACCAAACGATCCGAGCAAGTTTTGCGAACCCAACACCGCTTTTTCGGTTGGCGTTAAGCCGTGCGCTTTATTGATCAATTCCGCTTCTTTACCGACTAAATCTGCTCCGACTAAAAAGACTAAATCATTGCGGTCACGGTGACGCAAATCAATGCCGCTTTTTAGCTCTGCCGCTAAATGATCAAGATTTTCAAAGTCTGCACCTTCGCCGAAAATTTTAATTTTCCCGACGGTTGCACCGTCTTTCATTACGTTCTGCGGCTTCTCTTCGCGCGCAAGCTGCATCCAGCCTTTATTGACATCCGACATATCTTCCGCTGAGGTATTTTCTGCAACAGATTTACCGTACCAACCCACTTTTAACTGGTCGAGCGCGATTTGCGTCTGCACAAATTCGGCATATAACGCCGCCAAACGGTCGCCAAAACGAGCAAAATTATCAAACATTGCCCACGGCACAATGATTCCGCTATCAGTTTCCGCTAGCTGATATTTGCCTTGTGTATGATCTAAACGTGCCAAATAGCGTCCGTCTTTTTTGCGTCCGGTAATTGATTTTTCTGTTGCACCACGCAATTTGTAACCTGACAAATCGGTCACATAATCAAGATTGATGGATTTTAAAAATTCAGATCGCTGCTGAATATTCTCGCCAAGCTCCGCTGCTTTCGGCACTTCGAGCGCGAACGACTCACCTCGAATTAATGCATCTACATCAGTGCCATAATAATTTGCAACGTTACGTAAAAATGAATAAAACTCCGCCTTACGTCTCATTTTGTCCCCTTTTTCTTATTTCTTCTCAACCGATTAAACGGCAAAATTCAACGCCGTTTTTGTCGGCTCACCCTGTGGAACTTCTGTCACTGCGTGTTGCGTTGCCTTGTTAAACGCTTCTGTCAATTGCTCCACTTTTGCCGTCAATTCTGCCACTTGTTGCTCTGTGGCAAATTTTGCTGGCTCTTCTTTTTCTGTTTTCGTTGCAAAATTTGCCGGCTCTGGTTTTTCTTGCTCTACTTCTGGTTTTGACTTAATAGCGGAAAAACCTGCCGCAATCGCTGCGGTGATTGTTTGTTCCAGTTGTGCAAATTGCTGTTCGTTCATTGACTCTTCCTCTTTGTTGTTATTATTTTCGGAATTGGAATTAAAAAAACGTGTAAAAAAGCGTTTTAATGCTGATAACTCTTGCTGCTCTTCTTTAGCAAATAAGCTCGCTTCAAGTTTTTCCGGCTGCCCTACAATCACATCATCTTTGATACGCTTAGAAAAATGGAGCTGCGTTGTGCCTATACTTGCCGGACTGTCTGTGACGGCTAAACCTGTCAAATAGGCGGCGTTGGTATCGGCAAAATTTGGTGTAATTTCAATGCTGGTAAATAAACCGACACCCTCTCTGTTTAGCTCAAGCAAGCGAGCATTCGGGGCTAGCCGGGCATATAATTTTGTTTTTCCGCCTTCGTCTGTTGCTTTCAGCTCTTTGACTTGCCCAAAATTTGACAAAAAGCGGTAATGCTCCAACCAAATATTGGCGGTATAGACTGACGGATCATAATTTTCTGCCATTGCGTGCAAGTCTGCCGCTGAAATCTCCCGACCGTCTGCGGTTTTACCGCTGGTTGCCACACAAACAAAATCGGTTACAAGCTCCAATTTATCTGCCATTTTTTACACTCTCTCCACGCTTAAAAATAAATCTGCCGCTATCTTGTGATTTTTTTGCACAAATTGCATCCGCCAAAATTCGGAAATCGTCGGAAATGCGAGGATAACCGACCATTTCCGACGATTTCCGAAAATTGCTACACGATTTTTTAGCCAAGAGTGCGCAAAATTACGCCTATGAAAGAGACAAAATTAAGAATCAGAAAATCAACACGTTATAGCGACGAGATTATCTACGCCGCTAAACACCTCTATTTGAAAAAATTCACACCGCAAGAAATTGCACAAGAATTAAAGCTAAACAGTGCGCGCCCCATCTACTACTGGGCGGAAAAATACAACTGGCGCAACCTGCTGAATGAACACGGCGTTGAGGAATTGATCTCGCTGCGCATTTTGACGCTGGTCGACCGCGAAAACAAAAGCGAACAAGAAATTAAAGAGTTGGAATCGCTTATCGACAAAGACCTGCAGTATAAAAAACAACGTGCTACACAAGCGGCGAAAAGCACTGCAGCAATGACATATAACGACCAGCACAACGAACAGCCGGATCAAAGCCAAAGCAAAAAATCAAAACGGCGCAAGAAAAACGACATTTCGCACGTCACGCCGGAAATGATGCAACCGTTTTTAAATACGTTATTCAAATATCAATTGACTTGTCGAGATAATAAACACCGAAAAGTGCGCAATATTTTAAAATCACGACAAGTCGGTATGACCTACTATTTTGCCTTTGAGGCGTTGGAAGACGCCATTTTAACCGGTGATAACCAAATCTTTTTATCCGCCTCAAAGCGGCAAGCGGAAATTTTCTTAACCTACATCCGCAAAATGGCTCTACAGTTTTTTGATGTTGAGCTAAAAGGGAATCCGATTGTGTTAAGCAATGGCGCAGAATTGCATTTTTTGTCGACCAACAAAAGCACGGCACAAGGTTATCACGGGCATATCTACGGTGATGAATATGCGTGGCTGCGCAATTTTACCGAGTTTTATACCGTTGCCTCCGCAATGGCAACGCACAAAAAATGGCGCGAGACCTACTTCAGCACGCCAAGCTCAACGCGACATAGTGCCTACCAATTCTGGAACGGTGATGATTGGCGCGGCAAAGACGCAAAACGCAAAAATATACCGTTTCCGACAATAAAAGAGATGCGTGACGGCGGTCGTGAATGCCCTGATGGTCAATGGCGGTACGTTATCACCATTGATGACGCATTAGCCGGCGGTGCCGGCGAGCTGTTCGACCTTGAGGCATTAAAGCGCAAATATAACAAAGCTGCCTTTGATCAGTTATTTATGTGTAAATGGATTGATGACGCCGACTCCATTTTCAATATTTCGCAATTGCTCAAATGTGCAACCGACATCAGCAAATGGCAAGACTTTCGACCGGATAGCGACCGCCCTCTTGATAATCGTGAAGTGTGGTGCGGCTATGACCCAGCAAAAAGCTACGACGGTGCAAGTTTTGTGGTAATTGCGCCACCGGTGCTGCCCGGCGAAAAATATCGCATCCTAGAACGCCACCAATGGCACGGCTTAAGCTATAGCTATCAAGCGGAACAGATTAAACAAATCTACCAACGCTACAACGTGAGCTATATCGGCATTGACACCAGCGGCGTTGGCGTGGGCGTGTATGAAATGATCACCTTGTTTGCACGGCGTGAAACCGTGCCGATTATTTATAGTGTAGAAAGCAAAGCGGCACTCGTCTTAAAAGTACACCATTTAATCGAAAAAAATATGTTGGAATGGTCAAACCAAGAGTCCGATATTCCGGCAGCGTTCTTGATGATTAAACAAACTACTACAAAATCGGGCGATAGGGCCACCTTTGTTGCGGAACGCACCAGCCAAAACCAACACGCCGATGTATTTTGGGCAATCGCTAACGCTATCAACCGCAAGGAATTAAACAATAAACCACGCCGGCGCTCTGCGTGGGCAATGAATTAGAGGAAAAAACTATGACTAAATATTATTTAAAACAAAAGCAAAATAAGGCAGTAACACAAAAAATGCCGCAAACTTTTAGCAAGTTTGAACCATCTGGAATCGAGCATTTAGGCTTAATTGTTGATAACACGCTAGATTGTTATTTACCGCCGTATAACCGTGCCATTTTAGCTAAATTGCCGTATTACAACGCTCAACATTGCGGCATTTTACAAAGCCGGGCAAATATTGTCAGCTCTGGCTATAACGGTGATTTTGTCGATATGAAAACACTTTGCTTAAACCTTATTCAGTTTGGCGATGTTGCATTGCTAAAAATTCGTAATGTTTTTGGTGAGGTTATACGCCTGCACGTGTTATCATCCCTTTATCTGCGCGTTAAGAAAGATGGCAATTATCTCTATTTGTTTAAAAAAGCGCTGTATAACGATAAAACTCATTATTACGAGTACAAACCTGACGATATTATTTTTATTAAACTTTATGACCCATTACAACAAACCTATGGCGCGCCTGATTATGTCGGCGGTATTGAATCCGCTCTACTAAATAGTGATGCAACTATCTTCCGCCGTCGTTACTATTCTAACGGCGCACATATGGGCTTCATCCTCTACACCACCGACCCTGACCTCGACCAAGATGCAGAAGATATGATCAGAAAAAAAATTGAGCAATCAAAAGGCGTTGGCAATTTTAAGAGTATGTTTATCAATATTCCCGATGGCAACCCTGACGGCGTTAAATTAATTTCGGTCGGCGACACCGGCAAAAAAGACGAATTTAATGCCGTGAAAAATATCTCTGCTCAAGATGTTTTAACTGCGCACCGCTTTCCGCCCGGTTTATCCGGCATTATCCCGAGCAACACCGGCGGATTAGGTGACCCATTAAAAATTTTAGCGGCATACCGCGAAACAGAAGCCTATCCGCTACAAGATTTTATCGCAGCGCAAATCAACAAAGACCCAGAAATCAGCAATAAAAACAAAATCTTATTTAAAAGAGATAAGCAAATAAAGGCAAAATAATTTATTAAGTTCTCAACAAAAAACCGCTAAAAAGCGGTTTTTTATTAAAAATTTCTTGTATTTTATTATTATATTGAATATAATAAACACATCTAGCAAGGGCTAGAAACGAGAAAGCCCCGACTCGTTCAGTTCGGGGCATTGAATAGGAATTAGGATTATGCGTCACATTGCTTTAATAATCCTGTTCATTTTACTAATGGCGATTAGCGCAAACGCCTATTAGCAATGAACCAAATCCTAGCGGTTGCTGGCACGACCGCTAGGTAATTCCTAAACACTATAAACAACATAAACACAAAAAGCAAGAGGTAAAAAGAAATGGCAAATAGCAACACCGAACACAGCAAAAAACTACGCGCGAAAACTGCTGCCGCTTACAATAAAAAAGCACTTGAAGAAGGTAAGGTTAAGGCAATTTCACTGAGACTTGATGCCGATCTTGCTACTGAATTCGATGCTGTTTTGTCCGAATTAGCAAGCACCCGACCGCAAGGCATTAAAAAACTTTGTGAAATTTATCGCAACTTAAAAAAAGATTAAGCACCTCAACACTATCTAGAAGTCTATTTCAAAAATAGACTTCTATACGTCTAGACTGCTATAATAGCAAAACAACATTTTACGCTATTGTCTACTATGCCAAAATCATTAACAGTCTTTTGCAAAGTTTGCCATCACAAATCCGCCATTACCAAAACACAAAAAGAACACCCGGAACTTAGCCGCATTTATTGCCAATGTTTAAACCCACAATGTGGCCACCGTTTTGTCCTCAACCTGCAATTTTCCCACTCCACCAAAACATCACAACTTATTGCTAATGATTTAACTTTAACCTTAATTCAACAACTGTCTGATGACGAAAAACGCAAAATTAAACAATTATTAAGCAATCAATAAAAAATTGAACATAAAACCATCAATTACACCGATTTACACCATCAATTATAAATGTTTGATTTAATTAGATTTTAAAGATAACCCGGTCGCACCATCTTACCTTTCGCAACCTTTCATATCTAATCAAAAAACCTTTATAAATCCAGTAATAACAGGGCTTTTCGGCTGTTTTACCCCTCGCAACCTTTCGTATTAAATCGGTTCTAACCAAAGATTTTAGTAACTATCATAGTAACTATGTAAAAGCCAAATTTAATGATTTATCCATTAAATCAGCGGTAGTTTCCGGCGTATCAGGTGCGTGCAGTGTATTTTCTTCTGATATGTTTTCTTTGGTTTCAGTCGGTTTATCAAATCGATTTAAAGCAATAGGATTATTGTTAAGATCGGCAATATCTCATTGATTTTAATAGAAATTAAATAGATTATTGTACTTATTTTGTGCAATGTTTTCTTTTTGTGCGAATGGATTCAAAAGCAAATTGAGAAATTCTTTATTTTTAAATAAGTTAGTTTTTGTCAATTGCAGATCTCTCATTTCCACAAATTTTTCTGCTTGAGTTTTTCTCGAAACACATTATATTGACGAAAATTTTTTTAAAAATACAACATATTGTGTTAGGGATCTTTATTAATGAATACATCACTTCGAGTAACTAAACGTGATGGGCGTTTAGAGCCTATCAATTTGGATAAAATCCATCGTGTAATTACTTGGGCAGCAGAAGGTTTAAATAATGTTTCTGTTTCGCAAGTAGAATTGCGTTCACATATTCAGTTTTATGAAGGCATTAAAACTTCCGATATTCACGAAACAATCATTAAATCTGCTGCAGATTTAATTAGTAAAGATACTCCAGACTATCAGTACCTTGCTGCTCGCTTGGCGATTTTCCATCTGCGTAAAAAAGCTTTCGGTCATTTTGAGCCACCTCGCCTTTATGAACAAGTAAAGCGTTTAGTTCGTATGGGAAAATACGACGCTTCTCTTTTAGTAGATTATTCCCGTGAAGAGTGGGATGAAATGGACACTTATCTCGACCATTGGCGCGATATGACTTTCTCTTATGCTGCTGTTAAACAGCTTGAAGGGAAATATCTCGTCCAAAATCGTGTAACCGGTGAAATCTATGAATCTGCACAATTTTTATATATTTTGGTTGCAGCTTCCTTATTCGCACAATATCCAAAAGAAACTCGTTTAAATTATATTCGCCGTTTTTACGATGCGACATCCACTTTTAAAATTTCATTACCAACACCAATTATGGCGGGTGTTCGTACCCCAACTCGTCAATTCAGCTCCTGCGTATTAATCGAATGTGATGATAGTCTAGATTCAATTAATGCAACTTCTGCCGCTATTGTGAAATATGTTTCACAACGTGCCGGTATCGGTGTAAATGCCGGTGCTATTCGAGCATTAGGTAGCCCAATTCGTAATGGTGAAGCGTTCCACACTGGTTGTATTCCATTTTATAAACACTTCCAAACAGCGGTGAAATCCTGCTCGCAAGGCGGCGTTCGTGGTGGCGCAGCAACCGTTTATTACCCGATTTGGCACTTGGAAGTTGAAAGTTTATTAGTGTTAAAAAATAACCGTGGTGTTGAAGATAACCGTGTGCGCCATATGGATTACGGTGTGCAGTTAAATAAACTGATGTATCAACGTTTAATTAAAGGCGCAGATATTACACTCTTCAGCCCATCTGATGTGCCGGGGCTTTATGCAGCGTTCTTCGCCGATCAGGAAAAATTTGAACAGCTTTATTTAAAATATGAACAGGATCCGGATATTCGTAAACGTTCGGTTAAAGCTATCGAACTGTTCTCGTTATTAATGCAGGAGCGTGCATCAACCGGTCGTATTTATATCCAAAACGTGGATCATTGTAATACTCACTCGCCGTTCGATCCGTCAGTGGCACCGGTGCGTCAATCCAATCTCTGCCTTGAAATTGCGTTACCGACCAAGCCGTTGCAACATATTCACGATGAAAACGGTGAAATTGCGCTTTGTACCCTTTCTGCATTCAATCTTGGTGCATTAAACAATTTGGATGAATTGGAAGATTTAGCTGATTTGGCAGTTCGTGCATTGGATGCTTTATTGGATTATCAAAACTATCCGGTGAAAGCAGCTGAAATTGGGGCAATGGGTCGTCGTGCGTTAGGTATCGGTGTTATTAATTATGCCTATTATTTAGCCAAAAACGGTGTGCGTTATTCGGACGGTTCTGCCAATGATTTAACTCACCGCACTTTTGAAGCGATTCAATATTACTTATTGAAGGCATCAAACCAATTAGCAAAAGAGTTCGGACCTTGTAAATTCTTTGATGAAACAACTTATGCCAAAGGTATTTTGCCGATCGATACCTACAAAAAAGATGTCGATAGTTTAACCAAAGAACCACTGCATTATGACTGGGAAAGTTTACGCAAAGAGATTCAGGAATTTGGCTTGCGTAACTCAACCTTAACCGCATTAATGCCGTCAGAAACCTCTTCACAAATCTCTAATGCAACCAATGGTATTGAACCGCCACGTGGCTTTGTCAGCATTAAAGCATCGAAAGACGGTATTTTGCGTCAAGTCGTGCCGGATTATGAAAATTTAAGTGAAAATTATGAATTGCTTTGGGATATTCCGAATAACGATGGTTACTTGCATTTAGTTGCGATTATGCAAAAATTTATCGACCAATCCATTTCGGCTAATACCAATTATGATCCGCAACGCTTTGAAGACGGCAAAGTGCCTATGAAAGTGTTGTTAAAAGATTTATTGACAGCGTATAAATATGGTGTAAAAACGCTTTATTATCAAAATACACGTGACGGTGCCGAAGACAGTCAAGAAGATCTTGATGATGGTTGCGCCGGCGGTGCTTGTAAGATTTAATTCTAATAAAAAGGTCAGTGCTTCTGACCTTTTTATTGTCGGTATCTAATTCGAGGAAATAAAAATGGCTTATACCACTTTTTCACAACATAAAAACGATCAACTTAAAGAGCCGATGTTTTTCGGGCAAAACGTGAATGTGGCACGTTACGATCAACAAAAATATGAAACTTTTGAAAAACTTATTGAGAAACAGCTCTCTTTCTTCTGGCGTCCGGAAGAGGTGGATGTTTCTCAAGATCGTATTGACTATCAGTCTTTACCGGAACACGAAAAACATATTTTTATCAGTAATTTAAAATATCAAACACTGCTCGACTCAATTCAAGGTCGTAGCCCAAATGTGGCATTGTTGCCATTGGTATCCATTCCGGAATTAGAAACTTGGATTGAAACTTGGACCTTCTCGGAAACCATTCATTCCCGTTCTTACACACACATTATTCGTAACATTGTTAATGATCCTTCGATTGTGTTTGACGATATTGTCACCAATCAAGAAATTATCAAACGTGCAAGAGATATTTCGGCTTATTACGATGATTTAATTCGTGATTCACAACTCTACTCACTTTATGGCGAAGGCACTTACACCGTTGACGGTAAAGAATATCAAGTAACATTGCGCAATTTAAAACGTCAATTATACCTTTGTTTAATGAGTGTTAATGCGTTAGAAGCAATCCGTTTCTATGTTTCATTCGCCTGCTCTTTTGCTTTTGCAGAACGTAAATTAATGGAAGGCAATGCGAAAATCATCAAATTTATTGCGCGTGATGAAGCACTTCACCTTACCGGAACACAACATATTCTAAATATTATGGCTGCAGGTCAAGATGATCCGGAAATGGCAGAAATTGCCGAAGAGTGCCAACAAGAAGCTTATGATCTCTTTGTTGCTGCTGCCGAACAAGAAAAAGAGTGGGCAAACTATCTGTTTAAAGACGGTTCGATGATCGGTTTGAATAAAGATATTTTGTGCCAATATGTAGAATATATTACTAATATTCGTATGCAGGCGGTCGGCTTACCACTGCCGTTCACCACGCGTTCCAACCCAATTCCTTGGATTAATGCTTGGTTGGTGTCAGACAATGTACAGGTTGCACCACAAGAAGTGGAGGTCAGCTCCTATTTGGTGGGTCAAATTGACTCTAAAGTTGATGTTGATGACTTTGAGGATTTTAAACTTTAA